CTGGCCAGACAAATGGTCTATAATTCCGCTCTGCCAACTTACGATAAACAGTAAAAGTAGTCTGAGGAGTCCCAAGATACATAATACGGCTATCGTCTTTCGGCGTGAGGATTGATTCTGCTTCGGTACAAAGTTGAAGAAGCTTTTCACGCATCAACTCCGTCATGGAGTTTCCTGGCACCTCTATATCGTCCAGAATCATCAGATCCGCACGGCTTCCGGTTAACTGACCAGTAATACCAACACTCTTCACGGATGGAGCCTGATGCGGAGTGCAGTTTACGTCGAAGGAAATCCTTGACCATCTGCTGTCGTCCGCCTTGGGCTTTAGGTGACTTAGCCATGGTGTTTCAATAATTAGTTTCTGTAAGAAGATACTCATGTTGTCCGCCCTCTCCTTAGAAGCGGAAATTATCATTATTTTCTTTTCTGCGTCATTAAACAGGGTCCATAAGACAAAAGCACCGGTAATCCAGCTTTTTCCTACTCCACGGAACGCCTGTATCTGTAAACGCTTGGGACCATCCTGTAGATAGTCCGCAATCGCATATTGTGCCCTAGTAGGTGAAGGCAAATCTAGCTGTGCCCACAAAGCTTGCAGAAACAGCTTGAAATCCGACTGAAGGGCAGATAATTGTTTATCCATTTATTTATGCAGCGATATGGTCGCTTATCGTTCTCTCTCTATGTGGAAGATGCCCAAATCGGTCTCTCATCCACTGGAGCCAGTTTCTACTACCTTTGTCCAGATTGCACTGTTTACAGGCACAAACAACATTTGTTGTGAGATCTTCTCCACCTTTTGACTTAGGATGGACGTGATCGAGTGTAAGTTCGTGTAATTCATAATTTTTTCCGCAATAAACACATTGACAATTGAAGTGCTCTTTAACTGCTCTTCTCCAGAGCCTTTTAGAATCTGAACTTGTCATGGTTATTAAATTGTGTAAGTAATGTTTTGGACTAGGTAGTAAAGGGGTCATTTATTGATTTTGAGTCTACTTTTTCGGTTTTTTGATGGATCTTGGAGTCTTCCTTCGGTCTTACTCCCCTTATAGTGAGCAGCGTCTTTCCCATCTCCATTTCCATAGGTACCAAGTTTCCGATTAAGTTTATTTGCGTTGACACGTATTTCTAATCCCCTTTTTGTTTTGTTGTATCTTTTTTGTTGCTCCAATCGCTTTTTTCTAGCTTCTGGATTCTTTTTGTAGTATTCACTTGTACTTGCCATAAAGCTTCGCCTTAACTAAATCTGGGTCTACTTGTGGCAGAACGCTTGCCAACTTTGATAATGGGCTGCCTTCATAAGCAACACCGGATATATCATTTGTCTTCAGCCAATCACAGGCTGCTTTTAAATCTTGAGTGGTAGCTTCACCACTCTTAACTCTGTCTAAAAACTCTTGTGTGACCAACTGATGTAGTTCGTTGAACTGTTCTTCAGTTGCTTTCTTCAAAACTTTAGTCCTCCTTCTGGTAAATTTTTCATAATTACGTCAAAGGTCAGATAAGTATTTCTAGGTAGATTTTCAGCTGGAACCATTCTGTGAAATAGATCACTTCTATATAGGACCAACCTATTCTCTTCTGATTTGACAGGAGCTCTATTTTTATCGAACTCTATGTAGCCATTACAGGTATTACAAAACAAGACACCCGAATAACTTCTGGGGTGGTCTCCCATGCCATGGTTTTTAAACCATTGAGCATGAGGAATCTTGACTGATGGATCGCAATTGAACTGCCCATGAAGGACTGCTTCCGGATTAAGTTTCTTAAAAAAGTTATCCCTTACGGTATTCCAAATCCAATTCCATGGGGTACATACGCCTTCTATATAGTGATAAAAGACCATACCCAACTGCCATTCAAAAGGATCGTAGTCAAACTCTTTGTCTTTCCATACTCTCCAATCCTCAGCTGCACTTTCTACAGCTGGATCTGTATTCCTAGCTTCTATGACCCTCCAGAACATTTCCTTAGCGGACATCATGTTCTTTATGTCATTGAAGTCTTGTAAAGGTAGGAAAGAATTATAAATCAATCTGTCTGGCCACTTCTTAGTGGATCTAGCCATTAATTGATTCCTAAGCCTTTCTTAACGATGGCTAATGCCTTGTCGTCCAATTCGTTATCACTCTGGGCTACTAACTTTTCCAATAATTCAATTACGAAAATCTTGAATTTTGGTGACTTGAGGGCACTAAGCACGAATGGTTTTAAGATTGCTAACATTTTACTTTTTTGGTTTTAAGGATGATATTGGTACTACATCTGAACACAAGTGATAGACACGGGTTCCAGGTAGCAGGGTAAAGCCACGTTGCATAAATTTTGTACAGTTGTCTATACGAACTAATTCGTAGTTCAACTGCATCTTTTCTTCCTGACGTTTAGCTATGGCTTTACATTGTCTTAAACCCTCTCTATCTAAAGGAACCATGAAATTAACTTGAAATCCCCAGTTTTCACTTAATTGATAGCTAGATGGATACAACTCTCGTGTATCTTCATCTGCTGTATAGGGATTAGTATGGTTGCCCATATAGAAAGGACTAAACGTCATTGTGCTTCCATTGCACTGGATATTTGGGCCATATGACTGTCTCGACGATGCTCCATTGTTCTGGAATTGGATTGCCGAATTGGTCACATTTCCCGTCGCGGCTGCCACGGGGTTGGCATTATTATTGGTATCTCCTTCAGCAAACGCTGGGCTTACTGTGAGAAGACAGAGAGTGAGGTAGTAGTAGAGTTTATTGTGTAGTTTGTTGTGGTATCCCACTGCTCTACTAACCCTGCGGCTCTTGTTGTTGTTTCTAATGTCCACGGTAGAGTTGCATCAGTTACTGAGAATGTCGTACCAGTTGCGGATATATCTGCGGATGGTGTTACGTTATTACCTGACCACGTATTTACTTCAGCTCCGAAGACTTGCTTCTGGGTCACTTCTGTAATAGTTTGCGTGGTAGTGGTCGTAGAATTCATTGACCCAGTGGTAAAGGCTGGAGTCACTACGTTTGCTCTAGCTATGCTGGGTGATAACAGAGCTAAAAGCAGAATTAATTTCTTCATGCTTTTGGTTTGTCTTTATTTGCCATTGGGCATACTGGTGGTTTGCTATTACCGTTGTTCTTTCCGGTAGTTAAGCCAAAAGTGGCAAGTGCCCCAGTAAACACCGAAGCCACGAAAGTTATATCTGAGTTACCAGATTTCTTAACCATAGGTATATCGACATAATTCATCGTAATTATGAAACCAGACCAAACAACAACGCCCAGTCTAACTAGAGTTCCGAGGACTTCTAGTTGATGCTCCTTTTCTTCACCTATGTCTTTTAATTTGCCGATTAAGCCTTTTGACTTTTCGGGCTTAGTTTCTTCCATGCTGTTTTAAGTATTGGTTTCATGGCTGTTACAACCCATTTAAAGGCTGCTGTAGCTGTCAAGGTTGCAGCCACACTAACTACTGCTGTTGTCGATGCAGTAATTAATATTTCGTTTTCTGGTAAAGGGACTTTAATATCTAGTATTGGAATATCAATTTTTCTTAATCCTGTATCCGCTTCCTTTACTTCTGGTTCAGTTCCCTCTGGACGTTGTAAGTCACTAGGAGGTATTACTAAAGGTTTGTAAAAAGGTACATTCCCAGTTGGTAAAGGTATTGATATTGTTGTTATCGTCTCAACTGGTGGAATTATTATGGTAGGAATTTCCATCACCTATCATCATATTTAAATTAAGAACGATTCTTCGAGTAACATCAGTTTGAGTTACTCCACGATGTTCTTCATTAGCTCTAAATAAAACTAATTTATTTGATGTTGATTTAACCTTTTCACCAGATCTAAACTCTGTATAACCGTTATTGTCATTTAGATAAAAAATACCGGTATAAGCATTAACGCTGTTGGCCCAAGTATTATCTACATGCCACTCAGTTTTAACATGTTTTTTAGTCTTCATATCAAGGTTTAATTTAACTCTTGTTACAGCTCCAACATTGATTTTATTTATTACAGGTGCAATTAAATTCCATAGGTCATATTGCAAAGGAGACACAATTCCATTACCTGTGCTGTAGACCAGATGAGAAAACCTCCAGTCATCTGGGTCATCGGTAGGATAAACCGTTCCTTGTCGAAAATACCAAGGAAATAAATCACCGTGAATAAATTCTTGTAAATCTTTAAAGTCTTTTTCTTCTAAAAAATTATCGTAAATTTTCATTAATATTGAGCTGCTGCCGATGCTTGTCGGTAGTCAGATGTTAGAGGGCGGTTTGTCAGGTCAAAGAGATGCTTATGTCTTAAAACAAAAAACATCCCTTCTTTAGCACCTAACTGTTTTAGTCTGAATAGTCTATGTCTTCCATCAATAATTCTTAGTACTCCTTCCTTGTCTCTATAACAAATTCCAGGAAATCGTATATCAGCTTTTAATACTCTACGAAAGTCATAAGGCTTCTCAGGTAAGTTCTCGATGTCATCAAATCTGACGACATCAAGATTATTTCCATTACATACTTTAAACCAATCCTCTAGGAAGTATAAGTTTCCATCAATAGGATTTCTTGCGGTCAGATTAATTATCGGACCATAGTTTAATTTCATGTAATTTCAAATTCTCTTACTTCTTTAGCTGTGTATTTAGTATCGTCTTTAGGAAACTTAGCTAGTACAGCAGCAATTCTTTCATCTATTTTTGTTTGATGTGAATTATCACCTTTTCTACCTAAGTAGTCAGCATAGAGATGCTCCCAATTATTAGGGAAGCATTGTTGTCTAGCTTCTTGATAGGTCAGTAACCTATCGTCATCTATCTCGATTTCATGCCACTTATCATCTTTAGTAACTGGCACGTCTTCTACTTTGTCAAAGACAACGACTTTCTCATTAAAAGTTTTAATGACGTCGTATATATTGTCTTTACTCATTCCTTTTCTAATAGGAACTTCTGCCCAAGTACCGTCGTCGTAATCAACTACGATCTTAGTAGTGTCGATTTCTCTAATTTTAAATTTCATAGTTAAGTGTTTCCGGCTACGCTGCCTGAGTTGTTTAATGTTACTGATCCTCTTATGTAATATCCCTTAGCTCCACCGGCTGAACCAGCTGATCCTCCAGAACCGGCTGAACCAGCTGATCCTCCAGAACCATTACTGTGGTTTCCGTTGGCTCCTGAGTTTCCAGTTGCACCAGTTGCACCGGTATTACCAGTCGCTCCTGCTCCACCATTGTTGCCCCAAGTTCCGCCGTTACCTCCGGTTCCGCCTTGTCCTCCTTGTCCACGGGCACCTCCGGTTCCACCTGTACCAGCGTTAGTTCCTCCGCTTGATCCGCCAGAACCTGATCCGCCAGCTGCTCCAGCTGCTCCAGCTGAACCATTAGATTGAGCTTGGTTATGACCCTGACCGTTTCCGCCAGCACCGCCGGCTCCACCGCCACCGCCAGAAGAACCTCCAGCTCCTCCAGAACCTCCAGAAGTGTACTGAGTTTTATAGCAGTTATATCTCTCGTCACATCCATGGTCGTAGCATTGATGATGATATCCAGCAAATGAATACCAGCAACCAGACCAAGATCCTCCACAAATATGTCGACACTGACCCCAGTAACCAGCATGGGAAGTTAAGTGTTGGGTATAAGAACCACCGCCACCGGTTCCACCGGTTCCGCCGTTTCCTCCAGTACCTCCAGTACCACCTTTACCACCTCCGCCACCACCGGCGTAGATTTGTGCTCCTGAGAAATTATTAATAGTTACGTTTGAGGATTGATCACATTGAACTGCATCACCTCCAGTACCTCCGGCACCAGTGCTACTTCCTCCTCCGCCATGACCATGGATATATCCACTGTTATCAACGATTAATGTTCCTCCCATTCCTGATGGAATATGGAAAGCATCATTACCAGATGTAGCTCCAACAGTTACGCCGGAGTTAATAATAACTCTCTTAGGTACAGCTGTAGCCCAATGAGAACTGAATGCACTTTGTGCGTTGAAGTTGTTTGTACTTGTCGAAATTGTATATTGAATTTCGTTTACTGCACTATAGAAATTAGAAAGGGAGATAGTACCAGAAGTTGGAACATTAGTATTGTTCGCTGGTACGGCACCTCCGTTTCTATAGTATTCGCTCATGCTATGAGGGACAGTTCCCCCAAATTCATCAACTAAGTCAGTAATCGAAATGGTTCCAGAACTCTGGATTGCCATTTACTTACCTCCGTTCTTTTTTGTTTTTGGTCCTGGACATTGCTTCTTATGCTCATCCAATTCAGCTTTAAGTTCATTAATAGCGTTGATTAAAACACCAACTATTTTTCCGTAGTCAACTGATTTTATTTCTGTTGTCTCTCCAGTAGATGGATTTGTTTCTCTAGTAGTTAAAACAACTTCTGGTATTACTTCTTCTACTTCTTGTGCAATAACACCAATAGAAGGTTGATCTGTAGCAATCCATTTATAAGAAACACCACGTAACTTCCCTACGATACCAAGAGCATCGTTGATAGTATTTACGTCTGTTTTTAGTCTTGCGTCAGAGTAAGCTGTTACGTTTCCACTAGCGGTCATATCGCCGGTTACGGAAACTCCAGAAGATGTTGTACCTAATTTATTACTACCTCGGTAGGCAAGATGAACTGCTCTGTTAGTATCCACATGGATAATAGTCTCTGAATTACCACTATTTTGAGTCTTAAAGTACCAGTTAACCCATGCCCCGTTACCTGTAACTCTGTTGTCTACATTTCCACTATTGTCTTGGTAAATTTTCCAACCGTTGCTATCGTTATTCCAATAAGAATCATTTGCAACTTGTAAACCCCAAGGAGAAGTATCATCAGCTCTAATTTTTACAATAGGGCTACCTGTACCATCATCAGTAAAAGTAGCACCTTTCATAGAAGGTCTTTGATCTGACAATGCAGCAGCTATTTCAGCGTTAGTCTGATCGCCAGTGGCTCCGCTCTCTATTCCGTCTAATTTACTACCGTCAGATGCTACGTCTCTACCGTCAACTGTTCCTGATACTACTAAATTTCCTTGGCAGTTAAAGCCTTGTTCAGCAACAACACTTGATGCTTTAAACCTAGTAGTACCGTCAGCAGCTATTGTTATTCTGTCTGCATTAGCATCTATATCACGAATTGCAAAAGTACCATCAGAGTTTTGGATTTCATAATCATTTTCGTGATTAGTGTCATTTAAACGAAGTTGAGGTTGTGTACCTCGAACTTCTAGAAAACCACCAGTAGTTGTAATATTTCCAGTTGTTGTGATATCTCCTGTAAAATCTGCACCCGAAATGTTAGCCAGCTTATGCCAAGAACCACCATGAGCGAAATAAGCATGCCCTGTACCGTGGACATGAGCAAACATACCATGATAAGTACTTGCACTAGGTAAGTCCCCTTCAGTGCTATATACGTTTGCAAACTTAATTTTTCCTGTAGTAGTTATATCCTGAGAACCAAAGTCAGGAGAAATCTTAGTTCCAGAGATTGCAGCAGATGCGTTAACGTCTGCGTTGTCTATTGTTCCTGCTGGGAGGTTTGACATGTCTTCTCTAAGAAGAGGTCTACCACCAGCTGTTGAGCCGTCATGTACGACAGCAGTATCTTTTGTGGTATCTATAGTTACTTCGCCTTCGGCACCAGTAAAGGACCCGTGTTGCGTTGTAGTACCACGTCTTAGTTTTAATAATTTTGCCATTTAAAGTGTACCGAAATCGAGTTGTAAATTGTTTCCGCTTATAGTTGCTACTTCTGTTAAATTCTTGTCGTTGCAATCTAAGTGATTAGCTAACTGAGGGTTAGCATCATTAACTACTCCAGAAATACCGGGAGCAATAGCTACCCATGCACTACTGTTATAGTAATTAAGTGTATTAGCTGTACTGTTATACCAGAGATCTCCTTCCGAAGGTGATGATGGAGTACTACTCTGTATTACATATTCATCTGCATATCTATTAACGTTACCTATTGCATTACTAACAGTATTTACGTTGCTGATTGAACTAGCTACGGTGTTGACATTACTTATAGCTCCAGCAGTTGTATTGACATTTGCAATACTTCCAGCGACTGTATTAACGTTTGCTATGTCTGCACCAACAGTGTTAATTGAGTTATTACCTGTACCTGTATTTATAGCGTCAGTAATTAATCCGTTATCTTCGACAAACGTAACAAAACCAGTAACATTTGCAATATTGGATATTACTGTTGCACTTGGTTGTATAGGTGTATAACCGTCTCCAGCACTACCATCATAAGCTTCCATAGCTTCAGAGGTATTATTAAACCAAAGGTCTCCATTTTGTAATGATGTACCATCAGATCTTTGTGTAGGAGCTGTAGAAGATATTTGGTATCTATCTACAAAGTTATTAACGTCAGCAATGTTTGTCGCTGTTGTATTGATATTTGTAGCGTTGCTAACAACTGCATTTATATTAGTAGCATTGCCTGCAACAGCTGTAACATTAGATGATATACCAGCAACAGTATTTATATTACTATTATTACCAGCTACTGTGTTAATATTACTTGCGTTTGATACAGCAGCATTAATATTAGATGCGTTACTAACAGCAGAGTTTATATTACTTGCGTTAGCGACAGCAGCATTAATGTTTGTTGCATTGTTATGTACCGCATTAACGTTAGAAATATTATTACCTACGTTATTTACGTTTGTAATGTTGGTTGCAACTGTATCTATTTCAGATGTTGTTTCGTTTAAGTCAGCAGCAACTGTATTAATAGAAGCTATGTTAGCTCCACATGTGTTGATCGAGTTATTACCTGACCCAGTATTTACAGCATCAGTTATAAGACCTAAATCTTCTTGGAAGGTAACATGACCAGAAACACTATTAATAGCTGTGATAGTTGATGCGTCAGGTGTGATAGGTGAAAAGCCGTCTCCAGAAGAGCCGTCATAAACCATCATCACTTGGTTAGAAGAACTATCGAACCACAAGTCACCAACTGTTAATGACCCTCCGTCAGCTCTTGTTGTAGGAGCCGAAGTACCTATTTGATATAAGTCAGCAAAGTTTTCAATATCAGTTAAGTTGTTACCACAAGCGATAATCTGAGCTATAGCATTAGCAACCGTAGTAACCTGTGTAGCTACTGGTACTAATCTATGAAAAGCATATGTATGTGTTGTGCTTGTAGATTCTACCAAGAATCCAAAGCCCGTAGGTATGGTAGAAGTAACACCAGTTATAGTTACAGTGTTGCCTGAGCCTGCACCGTTTGGTATTGTAACTGTTGTACCACTAGGTGTAAGGGTAGCAGTTGTAGCTGCAATACTTAGTATAGCTGCTTGTCCTGTAGTACCCTGTGGGTTAGTTGCCGGAAAGCTAGTCTGGTTTGCTATAGCTGTAAATCCACCAACATCATCAACAAGGTCTAAAATACGTGCATTGATAGCAGCAGTTGTAGCTACTTTACTATCAGTGTTAGACCATGCAGTACCACTAGCAATAGTTTCTGAAGAATCCTGTCTTAGGAATAAAGATTCAGCTTCAGATTCTGTGTAGTATCTAGTATCTAAAGATGTAGTATCTAGTTCAGATAATGAAATCTTGTCAGATTGTAGTAGTGTTTTTATCTCACTAGCAGTTTGGTCCGCTGTCGCTGATGCTTCTATACCAGAAAGCTTGCTTACCTGTGCATCAGTAAATACATTAGTGTCACTGTTGCCTTCATACAAAGCTTTTATTTCACCAGCAGTTTGATCGGCAGTAGCTCCAGTTTCTATATTGTTTAACTTGCTATGGTCTGTATCTGTAAAGACATTACTATCTGTTGCAGCTTCCACAAGTGTTCTAATTTCTGCTGCTGTCTGATCTGCTGTAGCAGAGGCTTCGATACCGTCTAGTTTAGTACCGTCAGTTTGTAAATCTCTGCCATCTACAGTACCAGATACAGCAATGTTACCCGTAACTGTTAGAGCACCTGTAGCTGCTGTACCAGTTGTAGATACGTTTTGTGAGCCAAATGATGGAGTTACTTTTGTACCATCTATAGCAGCACTGGCATTAATGTCATCGTTTACAATCGTTCCGGCTGCTATCTGTGTTGTTGTAACTACCGAGTCAGCTAATTTAGCTGTAGTAATTGCCTCGTCTTTTATTTTATCTGTTGTAACTGCCCTGTCGTTCAGATCATGAGTCTGTACGTTTTTAGCATTAGTACGATCTTGTGTACTACGTAAGAGCAGTGTTATATTTGTATTTAACTCGTTAGCTTTTAAGGAAGAACCGGCTGTAAATGTAGCCTTAGCTGCGTCTACATCCGTCTCTCTATAAACTCTAATTTTCTGGGTGGCTAAGGTGGGAATGTTACCGGTAGTAAATCGTATTTTACCACCAGTAGTAGCTGAATAAGTGGGAACAGTGAAGTGAGTTGTTAAATCTTTTACTACGTTGTCAACCTCTACTTTCACTTCTTCTTGTTTGAAGGTGGGAAAAGAAAAGTTGTACTCCGCATTATTTGTTCCTGTTCCCTGATTACCATTATAATCGTGAAAGGTTGTTGCCATTACTTATACATATTTTGTAGATTGTACGAAGAGAACTTTTTATTTAACTGCTTAGCTCTTTTCTCTTCTTGTTCTGCAATCAAAGCAGCTATGTTTTCGTTATACTTAATTTTATTCCAAGCTACTTTACGAGCATTTTTAAATAACCTATCAATTACTTGGTTGTGGTAGTAATCTCTAGCATCAAATTCGCCACGTTTACCAGCTTTAATATCTGCTATCATCAAGTTCATAGATGCTATCATATCTGGATCTCTTGATAGTTTGTCAAGTTCAAATTCTAGATTTTGTTCACCTATAGCTTGTTGGAATACTGATCTAATATCAGGGTCGTCAGTTAGGTTAGTACCATCAGGTGCATAATATGTAGACATACGTAGATCATAACCACTATTAAATAAGAAGTTTCTACCTTCTGATCTATCTAAATTTAGAGATACTGGACTGACAGAGTTAAATGCTCTAGTCATAAAGTCGTACTCTTTAATAGGTCTACCGTTTAGTAAATCATATTTAATTGGTAGGTCACGTCCGGGGAGATACTCAGCAAATAGGTTACGGTTACGGTATGACTGGAATACACCTGAGTTGATTTCACGCATATATGGTGTAAGTAGTTTACCCATTTCGTTACGTAAACCAGCCAAAGGTATAGTGTTGTTAGTTATGCTAGCAGCGATACGTTCTACCTGACCGGGGCGTCCAGCTGCTAAGTCAACTAACTGTTGGATACCAGCCATATAAGACTTACTAGATATAGACTGTGCTATAACTAATGATATCTTTTGTAGCTCTCTTTCTGTCCACTCTTCACCCATTAACATACTAGCATCACCTACATCAGCGATTGTAGATAGTATAAGGTTAAAAGGTTCTATAGAATCATAACCTAAGCGTACTTCACCTAGCTGTATAGTTCTAGGTATATACCCAGCATCTATCCAACCCTGTCTCTTCTGTCTGTCAGATGGTCCGTTACCAGATAATCTACCAGACATCCACATCTGAGCAGCCATAAAGGTTATAGCAGAGCCCATAGCAAATCTACCTGTTTGTAGAGCTTTAGCGTTTTGTAGTTCTTCTAGAGTATTAATACCATATTTCTTAAGAGATCCTAGATTGTCTGCTGATGCAAACGCTATATCATTAAACTCTTTGACTAAGAAATTGAACCCGGGTGTATGCTTACCTGTAAGTGCAAGTCCGTTTACACCAGTTCTAGCAAATAAGAAGAAAGGTCTAACGTATGGGTTAGCTGTTAATACATCGTTAAGCCCCTTAGCAAAACCTGTTAAGTCTTGTGTAAGCGTAACTTCTTTACGTGCAAAGTTAGTAGCCTCATCT